GGCTAGGGCTTTTGCTTGTTCCATTTTTTCTCCTTTGTTGGCTTCGCTGCCGACTTTGGCATTTCAATTGCTGGAAATTCTCCCTTATAGGGCACAAACTTTGGAATACCAAAACCGACGATTTCCTTGCCTTCACCGTATGACCGAACCTTGACCATAACCATTCCGCCGTTGCGTTGGTCGCCTGTCCCGCTGGTGTTGCCTTCGATCGTTAAGCATGTCTTCGAATCGATTAAGCCGACCACAATTCCAATGTGTGAAATGCGGTCAACACCGTCGTGCGGGAAATCCATAAATGCCAGATAACCCAATTGCGGCATATTTGACCACCGTTGGATCTCTTTGAATTTATGTGCGCCAACGGCAGTTCCCACGACTGAATGAATCTTGACACCTGCCTGGGCTGCACACCAATTGACGAAACTGCCACACCAGGGCAAACCGTCGGCTTTTGTAAACTTGCCGTACTTTGTCAGGTTGTCGCCTTCTTCGATTGTGCCGACTTCAGCCGCTGCGACTTCGATCAATTTGGCGTTTGTGCCGTCTGGGTAACTCATGGTGCAGTTGGCAATACAATTTTGCGTGGGTCTAAATTGCTTGCTGGCAAATCGCGCAATGCTTGACGATAAGTTGCCCAAGCAGTTTGATCGATCGGGGCGTCAGCAACCTGTGTCCAGTCTGTACGCGATAACTCTGTATCGCGCCAATAACGCATACGCGCTAAATAAACGTCGTCGCTGACTTCATCATCATTGCCCATGTTAGAAATAAATTTTGTCATTATGCCACCTCGTAAGTGCAACTGATTACGTAACTGTATCCGCTTGCCGTCCAGCCACCATTGTCGTATCTAAGTAATTCTCCCGTTGATGAATTATTAGCAACAAGAATAACACCCGTTGCACCAGTCACGGAACTTTCTCTAACAACACCTAAAGATGATCCTTGACCTGATTTGCTTGTAAAAGGTAAAGAGATTTTCACACCTAAACCTGTTCCGACTGTAGTTATTGTTCCCGTCATTTTTACAACGCAAATTTTGCCGACTCTTTTATAGTATCCGCTTGCCGAAGCAGTAGTAAAAGATCCTGTAACTGCTGATAAAGTCGGGCTATAAGAAATCCATGCAGAATTATCCCATGCTAAACCAGTTGCTTGGGCGCTATCGGCTGTTAAAAATGCGTAATCTGTTCCTACTGCTAGGCGTGCTGGTGTGTCGTTTGCGCTTGCCGCAACAATGTCGCCTTTTGCGTCAACAATTGAATTCTGAATTGCATTTGCGTCGTCAGTTGTGACCCATGTGAAGTCCATGTCGGTATTGCTTGTTTTTGATAAAACTTGACCTGTCGTGCCACCTTTTAATTCTGCCAGTGAGGTGTCAACGGCTTGTCCAAATGTTTCAAAATCGGCGGGCAGGTCGGTGACCAAATCCGTCGACGTTGGCATTTGCCAGTTGAAATTCGTGGTTGGGTTTGCCATGTCTTCTCCTTCTTAGGTGATAATTGTTGCACGTGCCCAGTCAAGTGTCGGCGACACGCTTGACCACGTGAAAGTGTTTGCGATTTCGTCCCATTGCAATGCCTGCAATGAGTAGGCAACGGGTGAGAGATTAAGCGAAACCGAAAGGGTGTTATAGCCCGCACGGAACGTCCAGCCTTCAACAAAGCCCTGGAAGATTGACCCCATATTGCCAGGTAGGTCGTTGATCGCAACGGGCATTCCCATGAAGACTTCGATCAATGCGTCACGGTCTGCGTCGTCGACTTCAGGGTTTGTCAGGTCATAGGTAATTTCGCGGAAAATTGGCTGCGGGTCTTTACGAAGTGCCAGATAAAAGTTTGCCTGGGCGGTCGCGTCGGTAGCATTGTGAAGGGTTGTTGAAATAATTTGGGAAAGCGTGCCGTAAGTATTGATTGAAATTGCGTCGCTGGCAGATTGTTCGGCGCTGCTGGTTGCGCCATATTTGATCGTCAAATTGTTGCGAACGTCGCCTGCACGGGTTTCGGTACGCAAGCCCGCTGCGCGGGCTTGGTTTGCCGTTATTTGGACGTATCCGTTTGCCTGCAAATATAGGCTTCGGTGTAATGCGCTGGCATATGAAATGCGCCCGTAGCCGTCTTCGTAAATGTATCCAAGCCCCGAAGTTGCTAGGGCTGAAACCAATGAATAAACGTTTGTTCGACTATTTGAACGCGCTGCCAATTCGTAATCGCCTGGGCGGTCGATTGTGCCTAAACCTACGTTTTCAGCCGTTGCCCAAGTTGTTGTTGGGTCGTATGTTGCCCAAGTCAATGCCGCTGGGACTTCAGCCCAAGTATTAAGCAAAAGGTCTGACAGAATTGTCCAAATTTGATTGCCGTCAAAATCCTTGGAAAGCACGCCATTGGTCAAGGCTTTTGGCAAACGTGCCAATGCACCCAATGCCGTAATGGAATAAGTCTGCGTGAACATGGTCGTGCCCACGTCGCGCACTTCCAATGCAATGTCAACAACACTTCCGCCGAATAGTGGCACAAATGTATTCGTCGTGTCTTTAATTTGAATTGAAATTGTGGAATTGATTGCAACGGGAATGGTTGTCTGGTCAAGGTCAATCAATTGAATGTTGGTATAACCTGCCTGCGCCTGCTCGTAAATGTTGGTGCGACCGCTTTGAATGGTCAGGTTTGCCAAAATTGCGTTTGTGTATTCAACGCCGTCGATTTGGACTTTCCAGACAGGTGACCATTGCGTCATGATGTTGCGAAGGCAGTTGCGCCGCCCGTGCCGCGATAGAACGAATTGTTTAAGGTTTCAACGATCGTGCGTGCAGTGCCTTCTTTGTCCAACGCGCCCGAAACATTAAGGTTGATCGTTGTGCCTACTGACGCATTTCCACCCGATTTTGTTGAACTGGTGTTTGATGAAACTATTTTTGAAGTGGCAACCGAAGTCGACGCAGCAACTTTTGCAGCAGTTGCCACGCCGTCGCTACTTGATGAAATTGATGTCCCGCCCGTCGTTGTAAAACTTTGTCCGTTTGGCATTGTGCCGCTAAAACCTGAACCGCCTGATGTTGCCGGGGTGGCACCAATTTTTGAAATGGTTGGAACGTCTTTGCCAAATTGTATTGCGTTGTAACCCTTGATAACCAAATTGATACCGTCAATAGCAAAATTTATTAATGGTTTGATCGCACCCAATACCTTGCCAATAATTGACAAAACGACTTCAGCAATGTCGCCCACAACCCTAACGGCTGCACCCAATACCTTGCCAATGATCGGCGCAACAAATTTTACGACTTCAAAAAATGATTCAAGGTTTTCTTTGTTTTCTGAAATAACGTTTTTGACTTTGTCAAATTGTGCGCGCATTGCTTCAAAAATAGGTGTTGCAATGTCTTTAATGATTTTTGCAACGTCGCTGATTACCTTGCCAAACCCGTCACCTTTCGTCAAACTAAATGCGTTTGAAAATGCGTTGATTGCTGGCAATGCGTTTTGATTAATAAATCCCAATAATTTGTCAAGAATTGGAAGTAAGGCAACACCAATGGTTTCTTTTGCTTCGTCAAATGCGACTTGAACCCGTGCAATTTGCCCCGCGTATGTGTCCGCGTTTCGCGCAGCAGCCCCGCCAAACAAATCAGTTAGTTTGCCCTGAACCTCCGTGAATGACATTGTTTTTAATTCAGCAGACGAAAGCCCAATTCCTAATTTGCCCAATGAAGTCGTATTGCCGTCGTAAGCCTTGCCCAATGCGTTTGCGACTGTCTCCAGCGGTTTTCCTGTTGCCGTGCTGATGTCAAGTGCCTGCGCCAATAATTGCTGCGCCTTTTCGGTATCGCCCGTTGATCGAACCAAGCGACCCAATGCTGGACGCAATTCGTCGTCTGCCACACCAGTGGCAAGTGACATTTTTAAAATTGAATCTTCGGTTGCTTTGATTTGTGCTTGGGTTGCACCCGTTGCGTTTTCCAACGCTAATGCCAATTGCGTCTGCGCTTTTTCGTCGGCTATCGCAGCCTTTACGCTTTCAATACCAATTGCGATTGCGGCAGCACCAGCAGCAGCGGCGGCAGCGGCAAACGCCTTGCCAATTTTTGCACCAGCCTTGCCAATTTTATCGCCAAATGAATCAACGTCGCCCGTGGCGGTTTTCAGCGATTTGTTTAAGTTGTCAACGTCTCCAAGTATGGAAAGTTTAAGGGTACGACTGCCCGCCATTAGTCATACTCCTTCACAATTTTGGAAAATGCTTCTTCCCATTTTTTTACAATGTCAGGCTGAACGCTTCTAAGCGTTGGATAAATAAACCAACCGCGTGACCCTCGACCTTCACGACCTGACCAGACTGGAAATTGTTTTAAGCGGTTTGAACCGAATTCTGCGCCGCCCCATAATTGTTGGGTTGTACCACCGCCGCTTAACTTTTGTGCAGCAAAACCAAATGAAATTTCGCCAATTTTTGATGACTTTGAAACTTTTGAACCTGCTGCAACGCGGTCGTCTAGTTTGTTATTTGTTCGACCAGCAGCGTCAACAATTTTGCCGCGGACATATGCAGCCAATTCCGAAGTGGTTTTTTTTGCTTGCTTTGTCGCTTCCTCGTCCATTGCTTTGAAAGATTTAAGAATGGCGCGCAATTCCGCTTTGTCATAGGAAATCGATTCCTTAGCCATTCGCCCGCCCTTCCAAAATTTCAATGACCGTCAAAATGTCTTCGGCACTTTCAA